GAATCACAATTAACCCCACATACACAAGTTCCAGAATGGAAAGCAGCTGATACAGAATCACGTCCAACAGGAAGTGTTTGGGTTAAAACTACAAATCCTAACTTAGGTGCAGAGTTTGATGTAAACCGTTACAATTCAAGTATCAACGAATGGACACGTATTGATACTCCATTATATGCAAATACAATGCAAGCAAATAAAGCATTGGATTCAGTTGGTGGTGGAAAGAATATTAGTTCTGGTACAATGTATGCACGTTACGATCTATTAGAAGATGGTACAGCAACTTATGCAATATATACAAGAGCTATCAAAGGTGCTACTACAGTGACTGGTTCTGTTGTTAATCCGGCATTTAATAACGGTGACAGCTTTACAATTCAAGTTTCACAACCAGGTTTTGAAACATTAACAGCATCACAATTGATTACTATCACTGGCACAACTGCTAATGATTTTGTAACTTCAATTATGAATGCAGGTGTACAAGATGTTGAAGCTAACATTAACTCAGCAGGCCAAGTTGAAATTATTCATACAGCTGGTGGAACAATGTTTATACAAGATTCTACTGGTGTTCCATTAAATGATGCTGGTATCAGTGTTGTTTCATTATATGTTGAAATAGGTAATAGTGGTGAATTTGTTGTTAGCAATTGGGTTAAAACAGTTTATACCGCAGCATTCACTCAACCAAGTGTTGATCCAGTTGATGGTACTTATTGGTATTACAGTGATGTAGATGATGTAGATATTATGATACATGACGGTAGTGATTGGAGAGGTTATCAGAATGTCGGTATTGATGCACGTGGTGCAGATTTATCAATAACAAGTCCAGAAGGTCCTATCATTGGTGCAAGTGAGCCTACTACACAATCAGACGGTACACAAATTGAGTTAGGTGATATTTGGGTTGATACTAGTGACATTGAAAACTATCCAACTATCTATCGTTGGACATCACTAGGTGGTGGTCAAGAAGCATGGGTATTAGTTGATACAGCTGACCAAACAAGTGAAAACGGTATTGTATTTCAAGATGCTCGTTGGGACTTAGATGGTACATCCGATGTAGTAACTGGTGCATTAACTACAATTACTAGTTTATTAACAAGTGATTATTTAGACTTAGATGCGCCTGACGCGGCTTTATATCCACGTGGTACTTTATTATGGAATACACGTAGAAGTGGATACAATGTAAAGCAGTTTGTTAATAACTATTTTAATGCAGGTGCATTTGCAGGTACATTGCCAGCAGTAACAAATACTTGGAGAACAGCGAGTGGTCTTAAATTAGACGGTTCACCGTTTATGGGATCAGGAGCAGTTCGTAACATGGTTGTAGAAGCTATGAAAGCAGGCGTTGATGCAAGTTTAACAGCACGTGAAGAAACTACTTCAATTAATTTATTGGCAGCAGTTGGTTATCCTGAATTAATCGGTAACTTAGGCAAGGTTAATGTTGACAGAAAAGAAACTGGTTTTGTAATTGGTGATTCACCAATGAAGTTAGAAGCTACATCTTTAGCATTACAAAATTGGGCATCTAATGCAAACTTAGCAACTGATAACGGTTTAGATGGATTAGTATCTAATAGTGAATACTTAGGTGTTTATTATCCATCAGGATTAACAAATGATTTAGCTGGTAAGGCAATAGTTATGCCATCAAGTCATATGGCATTACGCACTATGATCAAATCAGACAATCAATCTTATCCTTGGATTGCACCGGCTGGTGTTAGACGTGGTAAAGTTGATAACGCTAATTCAATTGGTTATATTGATTCAACAACAGGTGAATTCCAATCAGTTGGTATCGGCGAAGGGTTACGTGATGTACTTTACACAAACAGAGTTAATCCAATTTCAGTATTACCTAATTCAGGTCTTACAGTTTTTGGTCAAAAGACTCGTGCTACCGCAGCTAGTTCTTTAGATAGAATTAATGTTGCACGTTTAACAGCACATCTACGTTATGTATTGTCATTGATCGCTAAGCCATTTGTATTTGAACCTAACGATAAGTTAACACGTGATGAGTTTAAAAACGAAATCGAGAAGTACATGAATGAGTTAGTTGCCAAACGAGCTATTTACGATTATTTGGTTGTTTGTGATAAATCAAACAATACAAACTCTCGTATTGATCGCAACGAGTTATGGGCTGACGTGGCAATTGAGCCAGTTAAAGCAGCTGAATTCATCTATGTTCCTTTACGTTTAAAGAACACAGGCGAAATATAAACTTAACTTTTAAGTTTAAAAAGGGCTTTCGAGCCCTTTTTTTATGACTATAATATGCGTATATTATAAACCCAATCCAAAATATAATCATGCTGTATCATATGATAAATATTGCTATAAGATAATTTAGAGGAAAACAATATGTCTGTATCATCATTAACACGATTCACAGTACCATTGGCAGCCGACCAAAGTGCAGGCAGTCAGGGACTATTAATGCCAAAGTTAGGATATCGCTTCAGAGTGGTATTTGAGAATTTTGGTGTATCAACTCCGCGTTCGGAGTTAACAAAACAAGTTATGAAATTTAATCGTCCTGGAGTTAGTATTCCTGAAAAGACAATTGATGTTTATAATAGTAAAGTATACATTGCTGGTAAGCCAGAATGGGATGCTACATCATGTACATTACGTGATGATGCAAGTGGCCATACTGCTAAACTAGTAGGTGAGCAAGTTCAAAAGCAATTTGATTTCATGGAGCAATCATCAGCAGCTTCAGGTATTGATTATAAATTTATTACACGTCTAGAAGTAACTGACGGTGGAAACGGTGCAAATGCACCTCAAATATTAGAAACATGGGAAATGTACGGATGTTTCATAACTAAAGTAAATTATGGTGAAGTTGATTATAGCAATGATGATCCAATGACAATACAATTAGATATTAGATTTGATAATGCATTACAAATTGATTTAGGTTCAGGTATTGGTGCACCAGTAACACGTTCCACTGGTGATGTAATTACAGGTTAATAATAATGAGCTTAAATGACGGTTATCTAACTGGTGACGCTGAAGTCAATTTAAGGGATTATAAACATGCCAGTAAGATATTCCGAGATGCGAATTTTAGACTGGCACCAAAACATGGATTTTCATTCCATGTTGCATTTGATTTTGCCACTGGGATAGGGTTCGGTGAACAAGACTCTGCTGATAGAATTCAGGCAGGTTTACTAGTTAAATCAGTGGACTTGCCTTCTTTTACAATTGACAATAAGATCAACAATGCATATAATAGAAAAAACGTTATCCAATCTAAGATTGCATATAGTCCTGTTTCTATTACGTTTCACGATGACTCGGCTAATTTAACAAATTCTATATGGCAATCATATTATGAATACTACTACGGTGATTCATATGGTGAAGCATCGTCATATGGGCAGAACACTAAGTACAATGATATGAATAGACAAAACTGGGGTTTTATACCTCCCAGTAAAGCTTATTTTAATTCTATTAGAATATACAGTCTATCACAAAACAAATACACTGGTTATACTTTAGTTAATCCATTGATTACATCTTGGCGTCATGGTAGTCATGATGTGTCTGACGATAACTTGATGGAAAATAAAATGGAACTTACATATGAAACATTATTGTATACACATGGGATTGTTGGCGATGATGATGATGAGGAACCTAAATATTTCACTGATATGGGATATGACACAACTGAAAGTCCATTAGGATTGGGTATAGGAGAAGGACCACCTAAATCAGTCGTAGCATCCGGTGGGTCAATTAGAGCTTCGCACGGTATATTTGATGCGTTTGCAGATAGTGATTTTGCTGGTGGTCTAATAGATGTTGCATTAACCGGCGACAAGACCGGACTAAAGGATGCAATCACCGGCCAGGCAACCGAGATAGGAAAAGGCATCTTGCGTGGTGATGATGTAAATTCACAATATAATTTCCCTAGCCCGGTTCGTAATATAATAGGTGGCATTCAAAATAATCCAGCATCACAAATAAGCAGAGCAGTAAATGTAACAAAAGGAAACCAAGCACCTAGTCAAATTGATATACAATCAAATAATGCTAGGTCAAATAATCAAAATATAACCGGAACTGGAGGTTAACATGGCATTCCCAGCAACAAATTTACCTATAGTAGATATAGATGAAACGTTAAATTATTTTTCAAAAGTTTATGATCGTCCTGTTGAAATTACACAAAATGTAGTTGATGCATTGTATGCATTTTTTATAAGCAGAACAGATAATAAGGAAACAGCATTAGCATTGGTTAATACTGTTATAGTCACCTCATTGAATGCACGAGTTAACCCAATGGTTCTATTAGATGAATTTAGAAAACTAGGCGACGACATCGCATTAGATGCACGTTTAGCAGCATTCCTAAATATTTCACGCAATAATACAAGCATGTTAGGGGTCATTAATGTGCCTCAAGTTAATAAACATGTATCACGAACTATCTTAGTTTAATGGCTAAGTATTCACAAAGTTTCTTTGAGACTACTAACCCAGAGAAATATGTCGGAAAGAAGAAACCCTTTATGCGATCAAGTTGGGAAACTGTATTCGCGAGAATGTGCGATAATAATCCAGCAATTGTACAATGGGCAAGTGAGCCATTTATGATTCCATATCGCAACCCCTTCACCGGCAAAAAAACTATTTATGTACCTGACTTTTTAATAATCTATTTAGACAGTAAACAAAAGAAACATGCCGAAGTAATAGAAGTTAAACCAAAGAAGGAAACAGCAATGCAATTTGCTAAATCAAAACGTGATAAGGCAGCAGTAGCATTGAACATGGCGAAATGGCAAGCAGCTAGAGCCTGGTGCAAATCGCAAAGTTTGGTATTTCGTATTATAACAGAACACGATATTTTCGTTAGGTAACAGGTTATTATGCAATTTCATAAGTCGATTGATACTAATTCAATGTGGCGTGATACTATTAATACATTTATACATGATAACATAATTGACGAATTGCCTATATATTTGATCAATGTTAATAGATCAAAAATATTGTTTTATGCAAGCCAATGGATCAATGAAGAGATAAAACAAATACCAGACGATATAAAGAACAAACTGACGAATTATTATATAGTAGATGAGAGTTATGACGAGATCGAGGACAAAGTAGAAAGATTGAGAGCAGTATCAATCGAAATGATAAAAATAGCTAAACTGTCACATGATGAGCATATACAACTTATGCATAAATTAAAGCCACGGCTGATACATAATCAGCAACTATTCTTTAATCATAAGTTATTATTTGATTACTTGCTTCGGTGTATCCGATAAATAGCATTACGAG